TCTCCCATGTAAGTTTGCGTCTTCTTATCATGAACAGTATCAAAAAAATTATAGTAATTATCTTTTTCTTCACTTTTACCATTTATAATAGATGTTTGTTTTATTTTTCTATCAGGAAATGTTTTAATTAATTTTTCAAATACAGAACGTTTTATTAACAAACAACCAGCAGGAGCATGAGTTATTTCTGTTATTCCATTATTAACTACAATTTTACTAGCATCTTCTAATCTTACTGGATAAGTACATACACCAGTTTCCATATCTGCTTCTGTCTTAATTAGTCCTCTTTCAAATCTTTCTTTTAATTTTCCAAATTGTATACTTTTTAGTGGATAAGGTACGCATATTACATCTTTATCTGCATCAACCATTTTTCTAATTACATGCGGACCAATTGCTATATCAGAATCTAAAAACAACAAATAATCTGCTTTTGTTTCTAAAAATGATGCAACTGTTAAATTTCTGCCTTGTGTTATAAGTGATGATTTATGCATTATAAATGACACACTGTCTCCATTTTTTAAAAATTCTTTTTGTATCTCAAGTAAACATTGCGTGTAATGAATAGATACCTCTGAGTGAACTGGTGTACCAATACATAATTTAATTTGTTGTTCTTCTTTATAACCTTCCATTAATAATTCAGAAGTAGTTTTTTCTTTATCGAACCAAATAGGTTTTGCTGGATCTTGTGAGGACACATTTATCTCCTTTATTGTTTGATAGGTATCGTTATTAGACCAATTTTTACTTTTTTGCATTAATTACGTTATATAAAAAATTGTTCCATTCCATAGCTCTTTTATCCCAATTGTAGTATTTTTTATAAAATGCCTGTTGCATATCTAAGCTATCTTGAATAGTTCCTTCATGTAATGTTTCAGCAGCCATTTCAATAGCTGTAGCAAATGTTTGAGACAATATTTTAAGATCTTTAGTATAAGTTACGTACATTGGAAACTCTGCGCAAGTTTCATATAAAGCACCAAAGTTGGTCACAATAGAATACAGTCCAGCAGACAAAGACTCAATAGCAGAAATACACGATGTTTCTTCAAAAATACTTGGGTACACATACATATTATACTTGTTTAAATTGTCTAATATAAAACTATTTGGTCTATAGCCTATATAATTAACGTTAGATAATTCGGAAGCTTGTTTATATAAAGGAACATAAGTATGATCATTTTGTTTTTTAAATTCTTCACCATATACTTCTGTCGAGCTATACACGTCTAATTTTATTAATGGATTTTTTACTAATTGCATTGCGCCTAATAATACACTTAAACCTCTCCATGGTGTATTTTGATGAATAATTCTTATTGGATCTCCTTTTTTATAAATTTTTCTTTTAGGAAAACTTGTGCATCCATTTTTTATCACATGACATTTTTCAGTTGGTAAATCAAATACCATTCTAAATTTTTCATAAGTCCAATTACTATTAAAAACATACCAGTCATATTTATTATGATTAGTTTTTTGACTGAACCAGGGTGCAATATTAGGTTGGTCGTAAGAATTTTTTTGCCATAGGATATTTGGTTTTGTAGGATGCAAAGTAATTTTTTCAGGGACAGAAGTTGTAATTTGTACCTGATCTAATAATTTTTTATCAGCGTATTGTTCTAAAAAACTATGTTGTAATTCAGTTCCACCTTGCGGGTTCATTCCTTGGTTTTACCAAATACTTTTAAAGATGCAACAGTTATTTCTAAGTCTTGTTGAAAATCATCTTCAACAGTATCAGTATTGGGATCAGCAACATCAGTATCAAAATCAGCTTTGGTATCATAAATCTTACCTGTTCTTTTATTTTTTACAATTTCTTTTGCTTGAGCAGGTATTTTAATTAAATCATCACTCATTGTTTCCTTCCTTGTCTGTTATAAGGTTTATAATCTCTTTTTTCATTTTTGTTAAGTCTCTTCTTATGGGTACGAGGTCTTTTTCTAGGTTTAGGTCTAGGAGTAAAACTTACAAATTTTTGTCTAGCCATTTTCCTGTGATCTATCTATTTGTGCATAATTAATTACACCTTGTATTTTATTACTTCCAGTCGCTGCTTGAATTTTTATTGAATCTCCAGCTTCTAAATTAAAACCTTGAGGAGAGGCATTTATTTGGGTCTTTGCAGCCACGTCATCTCTAAAAAATTCATACTCAGTGTTAGAATCAGATGAATCCACTAAAATTGCATTTACTAAAATAGCTGAAGAGGCATCATTATTTGCACAATAAATACTTTTTACAATTAAAGTTGCATCTGTAGGACAAGTTAATACAGTGTTTAAATTTGTATCTGCTTGTTTATATCCTTTATTTTTATATTGTATTGTCATGACATAAAGTAATTAAACGCATCTTGTTCATTTTTCAAGTCTGTTTGATAAGATGTATTTAACTGGTTTTCAACTGTTGCTATAGCTTGGTTTATTTGTCTAAATCCTTCTTCAGTATATTCTTTAGGTGGTTCAGGAACATATACGTTTATCTTAGCCATTATCTTCTTCCATCCACATTTACATCTGCTCTAAAAGTTCCAAATCTCCACGTTTCATTATTAGCAGTGTTTTCTATTTTTAAATTAGCTAATCTTCCTCTAGCTCTAGTATCAATTTTTTGTGTGGTTGAATTTATAGTAAAAGGCCCTAATGAAGAAGAAGCGTTTGCATCAATTGGAAAATCTTTAAGGTTTATTGTAATCACTGCATTACCTTGCAAATTTTTAAAATCAGGTAAAAATCTACTTATTCTCATTAAGAATTGACCATCCCCTTCCTGTGGTAAATCAAAATCACCTGATTGTATAAACGCTGCAATTGGAGTTTCTGTACCGTTTAGATCTACAATATTAGTTCCTGTTTCTTGTGCAAAATATTTACTTGCGCCAAAAGTATTTGTAGCTCCACTCAAACCTGCAAAAGAAGGAGTTCCAGTTGAATCGTATTCCGTTGCGTAAGGTAAGTCATATGTTGATGCATCATGATAAGTACTTCTGGCTAATGTCATAATCGACCAAGTATTTTCTACATAATTATAAACTACAGATCTGTTATTTTGAACAGCTGGATTTGTTAAAGGTTTACCTGCTGGGTAAAACCATATTATTTCATTAAATAAAGAATTGTGTGATGCATATATAATTTCATTTGATGAATAATTTACACCAACATTATCTCCATTTGTAGTAAAAACAAAATCTTCTACTAAAGAAGGTAGTAGTTTTACTGTACCGTCGTATTTAAAAAAACCTCCACCTGTCCCCATCCAAAATACTTGACCATCTGCATAAACAACAGCATGCTGTCCAATACATCCGCAGTTAGAACCTACTTGTCTAATAGAAAATGTAAAAGGTGGCCCAACAAATTGCATAACATAAGCGGCTGTATCTGTTAATATTAAATTATAGTCTTTACCAGAAACTGCAGCTACTATTTTATTACCTGTATCTAGTCTAAATGTTCCAGCAGTATTTGTTGAAGTAGGTAGATAAGTATTAAAATCTTCTTGATTGGAAAATCTTATGAACATTGGATCTTGTGTAGTAGTATTTCCTATTGTAGTTTCAGTTCCAAAATGAACGACGTGCCTATCTCTGTCTGAAACAATTGTGAGTCTAGAAGCAGTTGGAGCTCCTGTCATTAATGTTGCTCGTGTTTGTAAAGGATTGGCTGCACCAGCGTTCCAGGTAAATGTTTTACCGTCTTTTATAGTTGCGATTAATACTTGTCCAAAATTATCTAATGACCATGATCCAGGGTCTAGAATTACTTGGGTTGATGTTGTTTGATTACCCCAACCGACAGTTCCCCATGTGCTTGTACCCCAACCATATCCATACGTTTGGATGGTAGGCCCTATTTCTTCATATGGGTTTATACTAGCTGATCCAGCGGCCGTCATTGGTGTTCCTGTTTCAGTAGTTTGCATAATTATCGTAAAAGAATTTGTAGCAGTTGTAAGTACTTCAAAAGTAAAACTTGTAAAATCTGTGTCTACAAAAGAAGATGACCCTGGCACTGTCACTGATGTAGCTTTTGAAGTAGTAACAGTTGCTACAAATTCATTTACAATTACGATGCCTACAACAGAAACAGGAACAGGG